TCAGCAAGCCGCAGAAAAAGCAATTAAAGGTCTTTTCATATTCTTTGATCTCCCCGGAGGCATCCCCAAGAAGCATGATCTGTCCTTCCTGCTGAACCAGATGCAGCACAAGACAGTCATTTCCAAGGAATTGCGACAGCACGCAGACATACTCAGCGTGTATGGGATCGTATCACGCTACCCCAACGGAATCGCCGTTGACGAAGGCAGAACAAGATTAGCGCTTCAATATGCTGAGTCCATTCTAAACTGGGCTAAAGAATTGACCGATTGCCAGTAAGTTAAGCCGTCCTTTCATGCGGCTCTTATACATTAGGCTTCATGTTGCCCCACACCTCATCGATATACCGATGAACAGGGGCTTTCTTTTCCTGGTCGCGTTTGGCCTTCCATGCCCGTACCTTCAGGTAGCCGAGCATGTCCATGCCGTCAATGTCCGCCATCTTCCACCCGTTCTCCAGCAGGGAGTTGTAGGTGGTGTAGATAAACTCCGGCAGCGTCAGATTGCCGTCTCGTTGTTCGGAGTCGTTTCCGGATTCGTCTCCGTCGTCGGCTTCGGCTGGTCCGGCGCTGCTTTCGTAGGGAACTCGGACAGTATGGACGTGGTCTGGGTCTGCACAGCCATGAGGGTCAGCGCGATGTCGTGCATCAGGCGGTCCACGGGGTAGCTGTCCAGCAGCTCGTCCGGCGTGAACTGGTTGCCGAACACCAGGCAGAACCATTTCACCATGACGTCCATGGCCTCCGATATGGTCAAGGCCTCGTCCTCGGGGATCTCCTCGCCCCTGATCGCTGCGTTGGAGATGCTGACGATCCGGGCGTACATCTTCGCCGCGGGCTCCAGCTCACGGAGGGCACGACCGGAGATAAAGTCGATGTGGTAATTCTTTTCACCCAGCTTGATGGTAATCATGCTCATATCCTCCTGCGTTTTCGATGGGCGTCATATAAAACCGCCGCACGATCTATGTCATGCGGCGGCAGGGTGTTGCTTACGGGGCGGGCGTGAAGGTGGGCGCGTACACGGACTGGAGGAAGGTCGCAGCCTTCTCTGCAGTAAAGCCATTCTCGCCCTCGTCAGCTACGGCCTGATACTGGCCGTCATGGGTCCTTTTAATGGCGACCCATTCCACCTCGCCGGTCTGGCGGGTGATGGTTTTGCCCGCCTTGGTGGAGTAGTTCTCCGTAACGGGCTTGGCGCGAACTTTGAAAAGCCAAATATAACGGTACTTGTGATTCGCCTTCTCAGACATGAAGCCGACGGCGAAGTACGGAGGCTTATCGGTCGCACTCCTGATCAGGACACCGTTGTCGTCGATCTTGTTGTTGAAGATCATCTCCTGAATGGCGAGAGGCAGGTCAGCCATCTTCGTCTTGAAGGACAGTTCAGGGTCAGGATACAGGGTGTCGAACTCCGCGTCGTCGCAATATTGCACGTCTGGATCAGAGTTGCTGGGCGTGATAGAAGCGTCGATTGCGCCCACCATGGACTGGAGGGTGCCGCAGGTCAGGGTTTCCTCGGTATCCACCTCAAGCGGCGCGATGACCACATTTTTCAGGCCAATCGTCGAGGAAACAGTCGGAGAAGCAACAGGTGTAGGCATAGTAAAAATACCTCCATTTCTTAATATCAAAAGCTCATCTGAGACGATCCAGTGCCTCGCGCAGGCCGTCACGGATGAGCTCGTAGGCTTCGTCCTCCGTCACATCATAGGCAGGACGAATGTAGGGATGGGAAGGAGCCGGGCCGGGGCCTCCGTGCCCGTATTCCACGTAGGCGGGATAGTAGTCCTCTTCGCTCCAGTCCTTCCGATGGACACCGATGGTGATGTACTTGCCGCCCTGGGAACGCTTGCGCACCCTGCCGATGTTGATCGCATCGTGAAGGGCTCCCGAAATGATCTGCGGGTCCTTGGATGCATTCTGCTTCATCTGCTCATGCACAGGCACAGCGGCGTTCTCCAGGATAATGCGCGTGACGGATGCGCCCGCACCCTCGGTGTCCAACGCGCTGGCCATGGCTGCGATCTGTATGCGCAGATCGTCAAGGCCCTCTGTGTTCATCATCGCCGCCCACCCCTCCTCTTGTTCCGTGAGGGGAACATGAACACAATGATCGTCATCACAATCAGAGGCACAGAAATGCTCAGGAACCGTCCAACTGTTGCAAGCGCCATGTCGATATAAACGATGATGACCTGGATCTGGATCTCCCGGGGCAGGGACTGAAAAGGCACGTTCATGACGGGTATTCCTCCGTAAAAAGCACAAAGGTCCACTGCATGGTATACTGTCGGGTGGCGGTGTCGTATGCCGGCTGATTATATCCTTTGTCGCTCTGCTCAAGCATGCCAAAACCGGCGGCATACATAAGCGTCCGGATGCGATCCGCCGTCTCTGTGGGGTCAATGTCTGACCACAGATTCAGGTACACATACGTCCGAAAGTAAGTGATACCATCGTCCGCGGCGGCAGCTTCTGTGGTCGTGGTGGAGTACACCACATACTGTACGGCGGGATTCTGTTTCTCGCTGGTAGCCCGCCATACACCCGCCATCACAGGGACGTCCGGCATGAGCGAGGCCAGCGCCTGCTGTACTGCTCTCATTAACCGGACACTCCCTTCGCAAGGGATGCCTTAAGGCCCAGGTAGGTACGCCTGAACTGATACTCGCCCAGGGTGGAAATGGTCCACTTTTCGCCGTTGAAGTACACCCACATGCCGGGCTTGACGTCCCGCCTCCAGCGGATGGTAAAGTTAAGAACCCCCTCCGCGTTGACCACATCGGCGCTGCGGAAGTGCTGGTTACCGGCGTCCACGACGGAAGCCCACGTCTTGCAGACGATGATATCCTGCGGTTCTGGATAACCATTATCATTGATGATGTTCACCGTATATCCGATCTGGATGCGGTGGCGAAGATCCCCGGGATGCGGGGAGCCCTCAAAGTTTTTATAGCCTCGCAAGGATCATCATCTCCTCAAAACATCTGGGCAGGATCGCGGTGCGGGTACAGCAGATGCTCGAATGCCATCCGCATGGACTTGTAGGTCGTCATGTCGGGGATGTCCCGGTTTTCATAGTGATACGAGACAAACAGCAGGCAGGCCAGCCGCACGGGCTCTGGCACATCTTCCTCAAAGGACACACGACAGAAATCCTCCGCAGCGGCCTGCGCCTGCAGTATCAGTTTTTCGAAGAGTTCATCTTCCTCATCGTACTCGATGCGCAGGTGCTGCTTGGCCTCTTCAACAGTTAGCACCATGCGGCATCACCTCCCGGTCAGGTGCCGGTCTCCGGATCGTTTCCGGACGGTTCAGTGGTCGTTGCAGCCAGCAGACCCGCGGTACGCAGGGCAGCCAACAGCGCATTGAAGTCGGCCTTGAGCATCGCGATGGTCGTCGCCTCGCTGTCAGCCTGTGCCGCAGCAGGCGTAATACCGTCTGCGGAAAGCACGCCCTCCGCCGTGATGCTCAGGCCGTTGCCGACCTTGATGCCGCCCAGCGTACTTGCCGTGGCAGCGGGAAGGGTATAACCGCTGCCGCCACCGCCTTCCAGTCCTTCGACGACTGCACCGGGCAGGATCGTCAGCTTGCCGCCGATGACCAGCTCATTGCCACCATGAGCCATGAAGTTTTTTGTATTGTGCGTATCAGGCATTTCGTTTCTCCATTTCTGGGGCAGCCCGTATTTCAGGGCGGCCCTGGTCGATCAGGCTGAGATTAGGCGGCCTTCATCTTGAGAACCTTGACGGCCTCGGGCAGGATCAGGCGGCCATCCAGGCGCTCCGTAAGTTTGTACCCAATCTGATCCGTCATGGCATACAGCTCGTTCAGGCGCTGCAGGGTGCGACCCGTGCGGTCGGCCAGCCAGTAGTAGCTGTAGTCGCCATACAGGATGACCTTTTTGCCCGCTTCCACCAGAGGCATATAGTTGGACATATACACCTTGGTGTTCAGGATCATGTCCGGCACACCCTCACGGATGGAGGGCTGCCAGATATACTGACCATCCCCGGACTTCAGCTTGCGGATGGCCTTGATGGTAGCGTCGTTCATGATGAAGGCGGCCTTCCGACGATAGCCAGACTTCAGGCTGTGCTGCAGGTCGATCAGCTCATCCGCGGTGATGGCGGTGGCGGAAGCAGCGGTCACGCCCACCTGCGCACCCAGGGTGTCGTGCAGCAGGCCGATGGGCTTGTGGGAGCCGTCACCGGCCAGGATGGCTTCCTCTTCCGCGGCACCGGCGCGGCGCTGGAATTCATGGGCGATGAAGCTCGCCAAGTCGAAAGCGGAGTCATTCAGCAGCTCCTGGGAGATGCGGATGGCCGTCGCCAGCTTGTGAGCGCCAAGAGTGATCTGGTTGAACGCCACATCGCTCTCGGGGATCTGCGCTTCCTCCTCGATCCAGCTCGCGGTACCGTAGTTGGTCACCAGCGGGATCTTCCGGTCGCCGGAAGAGGTGCTGATGACGTGGACGAGGCCACGCATGATGTTCTCATCCTGCAGCGCTTCGATGAGCTGATT